CAGCTCCAGCTCCGTGCGGTCTTTGAAATCATGGGCGTCGAACCGCGTCAATTAATTGAATCGTTCAACAAGAACGAACCAGGGATGAAATCTAGCAGAATCATCTCAGGATTCCCTGACATATTGTTTATTTTAAAAGTTTCCCGCTACACCTTAGCCTATTCCGATATAGTGTTACACGCAGAACATAACCAACATTGGTATTATCCAGGACGAAACCCAACTGAAATTACCGATGGTGTTTGCGAATTCGTGAGCGACTGTGACGCAGAAGTCATAGAAACCGATTTCTCAAACCTCGACGGAAGAGTTTCGGGGTGGATGCAACGGAACATAGCCCAAAAGGCATTAGTCCAAGCTTTCCGCCCAGAGTATCGCGAAGAGATCATATCGTTCATGGACACGATAATCAACTGTCCAGCTAAAGCCAAACGCTTTGGTTTCCGTTATGAACCAGGCATGGGTGTTAAAAGTGGGAGTCCAACAACAACACCACATAATACACAATACAACGGCTGCGTCGAATATACAGCGCTCAAGTTTGAGCACCCCGACGCAACACCTGAGGACCTATTTAGTTTAATCGGACCGAAGTGCGGTGATGATGGGCTTGCAAGAGCAACCATCCAGAAATCAATCAATCGCGCTGCGAAATGTTACGGACTGGAACTCAAAGTTGAAAGATACAACCCTGAAGTTGGTTTGTGTTTCCTATCTCGTGTATTTGTGGACCCACTCAACACTCCGACGACGATCCAAGACCCCTTACGCACACTGCGAAAACTGCATTTAACAACACGTGACCCCACAATACCCTTAGCTGATGCGGCTTGCGACCGTGTCGAAGGCTATCTCTGCACCGATGCGCTTACGCCACTTATAAGTGACTATTGCAAAATGGTGCTACGTCTACATGGCCCTAAAGCTTCCACACGCGAAGTCAGGGATGCCCGTCGTAGCCGGAATAAAGAGAAGCCCTATTGGATGACTTGTGATGGATCATGGCCACAACATCCGCAAGACGCCCATTTGATGAAACATATTCTCGTCACCCGTACTGGTATCGACGAAGATTCAGTCGATAAACTCATTGGGCGTTTTGCCGCAATGAAGGATGTATGGGAGCCGATCACGTACGACAGTGAAGAAAGTAACGCTGCCGATACGATCGACGAAGAAGGCGTTATGCCTGGCTCCGTGGACGAATCGTTACCAATGCTTAACGATGCCAAGCAAACTCGCGCTAATCCAGGAACTTCCCGACCGCATACAAACGGCGGTGGGAGCAGCTCTCGGGATGAGTTACCAAGACGCACCAAACAACGTGCGCAGGGACCTCGACAACCTGCACGCCTGCCTAAACAAGGCCAGGCTAACGGTCAGTCGCATGGTCACGTCGCTGCTGGAAAAACCCAGTGTGGCGGCGTACCTAGAGGGAAGACCCCTGCCGGAGGAAAGACCAACGTTCGACGAACGCCTCCGCAAACTGGAACTCAACCAAGGGCTTCGACCAGCCGGAAGTGAACCGACCCCC